ATCCTTTTTTATTCATATACTTAGTATTCTTATAACTAGCGACCGGATCGCCGATCACATCAAGAGCAGCATAGTAGTCAATGACGTCCTGGTATTTTTTAATAAACCGGATGTATTCGTCTATCTCGATGACCGCTCCCTGCGAAAAGACTGAATATGCCCCAGAGTCTAAAAATATTGAATACTGCATTATAGACCTCCGGTGAAACAGAGTCGCTGAAATTCTTCTTTAACATGCTGGTCCATGAAGGCCCCACGTAAGGCGGAAGTCTTCATAAGCACTTCCTGTCTTTCAACCCCTCGAGCAGTCATACAGAAATGTTGAGCTACTATAACTACTCCACACCCTACCGGATTTAAATGTTCCGCCATGGCATTGGCAATCTCTCCAGTAAGTCGCTCTTGTATTTGTAAACGTCTTGAAAAGCAATCAACCAGTCTAACTAATTTAGAGGCGCCCACTACTTTTTCCTTTGGAATATAGGCGACGTGAGCCTTCCCGAAAAAGGGAAGCATGTGATGCTCGCAAGTGGAATAAAATTCAATATCGGTCATTAAAATCATCTGGTCATAGTTTCCTGTTTCTGAAAACGTGACGCCCAGGATTTTCGCTGGGTCTTGGTTATAACCACCAAATAGTTTATCCCAACTTCTTACTACGCGTTCGGGAGTACTAATTAACCCCTCTCGGTTTGGGTCTTCGCCTATACGCAAAAGTAATTCCCGAACTATTTGTTGACTGGACATATCATCTGACTCCTAACAATTTGTGAAGTTGAACGCTCAGTCGCCAATCACCGATATTTTCTTTTACTGCCTTAATTGTCTCCTCAATATTCATCTGCCCGTCTCGTTCAATGGGTTGTAAAAATCTATACTGTACATCGAATGAATTAAAATATTTTACTAGGTCCTGACCATGATACAAAACCTTAAGTTCATTTCCCTTGAATAGTTTAGTTTCCCCCTTAGGCGAAATGGTTATCCAATGAAAAGGAATTTTCGTTAAAATTGTTCCATTGGTTTCGATTGCGACCCAATAAAAATGGTCCTGTAAAATATTAACTAAAAGATCTAATTCCTGCAGAAGTGGTTCACCGCCGGTGAGTATTACCCGTCTTTGTTTCGGATAGCTCTCTTGTAATAGTTTTAAGATTTCATTCTCATTAAAATGCTCATTGGTGGAATGATCCGTGTCGCAAAACTCACAAGCCATATTGCAACCAGAAAATCTAATAAAAATAGCTGGCATTCCAGTATGTAGCCCCTCCCCTTGAATTGAAAAGAATATCTCTGTAATTTTATAAATCACTAATCTTCCCTTTCGAATATCGCCACACTCCCGTCATTCTCTTCGACCTCTAGCTTAACGCACTTAGGAATGGCATAGCATAAGAACTCGGCGATGTTTTCCGCGGTTGTCGGGACTTTATGTCCTACCTCGGCGAAAACATCGTTGATGTTATAGTGATCGAGCCTTTCGCAAAGTCTTTTTATTTCTGCGAAATCGACCACCATTCCCTGCTCGTCAAGTTCCTTTGACTGGCAGGTAGCAGTTATCCTCCAGTTATGGCCGTGAAGCCTCCTGCACTTCCCTGGGTATTCTGGAAGATAATGGGCAGAAGAAATCGTAAGCGTTTTCTTTACTGTGAACATTCTTTTCTCCTTATAGGTCTAGTCTTTTCATGACTGTGGCGCTCGCTTCCTTCCAGGATAAGAATTTACTTATTACCGGGCCGTCCATTTCTAACAAATGGACTTCTCTTCCTTCCCATAGAAGTACCAAAGTCTTTCCAGTTTCGCACTCGAAGCGAACCCCTTTTCCAATTCGCTGACAGAAGACCTTCCTTCCTTTAGACGTCACCATCTTCTTCTTCCTCAGCGGCCATCTCAGTTATAGCAGTTTATTTTCTCTCTGCTTAATTCCTTTATGTTTCCTCTCTGGTCATTATTAGGTACAGCGAGTTATATTTCGGACCGAAGCGGATCAACATAGGTGGGTCAGGCTCAACGAATATCTTAACTTCCCCGCTTACTGTACTAAATATCTCCTTTACCCCATGACCAAAACAAGCAATCATCGCCTTCCTTATATCCTGTTTTTCTGGAGTAACCTTAGTCACGAAAGTATTCCGCCCTTTCTTCACGCGAAGGCGAATTGATTTGTCACGATCGACCTCGATGTAGTAGATATGTTCATCCAAGATATCAGCATCGCCGACCAACGACGCCAACTCCTGCGAATCGAGAGTAAAACGGTTAGTTTTATATTTGAGTTTCAAGGTAGGGGTCTTGACGAAATCTTTCCCCACCGATATTGCCCCCGCCTTTGAATAACTGTCGATCGCCTTTTTATCCACCGCTTCGAAAGTCCCGATTTTATTTTTTCGCTTTACTCTTATCAACTTCTTGTCAGTCGAGATCTCCACGGTCCCATCGAATCGAGAAAGAATCTTTAGAAACACGGCAATATTCCCGAGAACCAACTCGCCAGCCGAGATAACCTTTGCTTCCTTGGCGATGTGAAAGTAAATAGACTTTGCGATATCGAGTCCTGTGGCGACTAGCCGGCCTTTTTCTACTGCGATTACGCAGTCAAAGACCAACCCGTTTAAGTGAACCTTAGATAGAAATTCCTGGAATTCTTTCGCGTCGATTCTAAACTTAGCCATTGGTATGCCCCCATTCTGCAGACAAAGACTTCGCGGCCGTCTCTAGTGCGTCAAGTAATTTATTGATTCTGTGCATAGCGTTCGTGTAGATTTCCCTTCGCTCCATGGCGGCGGATTCAAGGTGGCGTTCTTTCCTAACCATTGAATCCGCTTTGGTTGATGCCATAGTATCCGTTATCTTATCGCCGCTTTCCGCAGCCTTTCTTTTTATTTCAACAAATATCTTTGAACGCTTCCCCTTTCTATTTCCCTCTGTTCTTAAAAAATCACCTTGAGCCTTTCCAGAATGAACTGCTAAGAATACGTTGAGGGCAGCGAGCTGTACGTGATCCCTATTAAGTTCGCTTCGTTTATACTTCGATACCATGTCAGCGATTCCAAGCCCGGTATATCTATTTACGATTTTCAGAATACCATGGAGGAATTCGTACTCGTCAGGCGAGTTCTGGAAAATGCTCCAGTCCACCTTAGTATTCGGCTTCTCGATTAGGCGAGACTTTTTCTTGTCCGACATTTCTCGTTCTCCACAAGGGAATCAATCTTCTTAGTAATGTCAATAATCTTATCCTTGCCCCCTTGACATAGGACTCGATTATTACCCATACTCCGCCCACTAACAAAAATAATACTATAAGGTTTCAAAGTCGAAGCGTACCGCTTATCCGCTTCGGCATCTAAGAATATGGTGATACCGCCACGATGATCCTGGACCTTTAGGACCTTCGTTGACTTGCCTGACATTGGAGTATCTATTTCTATAATAACCCCAGCGACTCCAGCCCGCTCCCACCTATTAAAGTCGGCCAACTGAACTGATGTAATACAATACTGTTTCATTAAAAAATCTCTTACCTTATCCTCGAAAAAAGGATGTAGTAAAATAAACCCGAAAGCCTCGACTGCATCCTCTACGAAACTCTGCTCAAGATCAAAAACCTGTTCCTTACGCTGACTATTAAATAACCGTTTTATAGAGTGTCTATCTCCCAGCGCATCGAAGGCCCCTGACTGAATAAGCGATACTATTTTTCCCTTATGAATCTTTCCACTTATCCGGTCAAGGAAATCGGTAAAAGAAGAGAATGGTCGCTTGGATAGGATCTCCTCGGCGCTTGGCCCTTTTATTCCCTTTATTTTGGAGAGCCCGAAACGAATTGCGTGACCTTTGTTTTCCAAGGTGAAGCCGGAGCCTGACTTATTGATGTCGGGAGGAATGACCCGTAACTGATATCGTCTTGCTTCATTAATATAGTTATATATCTTGTTGAGTTCAGACCCACGTTTCTTATCCTTCTTCACTCCAGTAGCAGTATTAGAAAGTAAACTGGCAAAGAACTGTCCAGGATAATAGTTCTTGAGATATAGAACCTGGAAAAATAAGAAAGCGTAACTGACAGCGTGGCTATTTGATACACAAATATCATTGGCGTAATAATTATGGAAACCACTATCTATTTCTAAATCTAAAGTCTCTTCTTCTCCAATATATGATATATCTACAATTTCTTCAAACTTGTTCATCTGTACCTCCGTATTTTTTTAACAACAAATCCTTAAACTTCTTTTCATATTTATATGCATCTTGATAAGTCTTTTTATGACACCTTAAACATAAGGTTATGCCATTATCCAAATCATGCCTATGATTTGGATACTTTGCCTTAGGTTTAATATGATGGGCCTCTACATATTTTTTTTTGCCACAAACAAGACATGTATATAAATCTCTGAATAAAATTTGGTCTCTCCATCTTATATCATCCCAAACTATTCTTTTTCTATCTTTTATTCTTTTTAAGTCTCCATCGCCACCTTTAGATATGCTGATTTTTATTTTTGTTTTATCAGAATGCTTACATCCTGTATGCCCATCAAAATTTCTTTCCTTAGCGCTTTTAGAAAGGTTCTTTTTATGCTCTTCTGTAAGTCTTTTGCCCTTCTTTTTATCACTTACCTTTTTTACAGAACTATTAGTTTCCTTGGTTAGTCCCTTATTCCAAGGATCTTTATTATACATAGGATTGTTTTTACCTAATCTATTACTTGCCATTGTTTTTATTATATTGTTATTATGTTTATTTTTACCTTTATTCCAAACATATGATTTACCAAACTTTCCAAATCTAATATACCCACAACAACTATAAGTTAAATATTCACCCGTTATTAAGCATCTTGGAACATCATAGTATTCATCTAAAACTTCAAGTATATTTTTACCATACTTTTCTTGATAGTAGACGTCTGCAATTTCTGAAATATAAAATACTTTTTTTATAGGACGTTGCATTTTAAGGCGTTTTTTATATCTTTCTGTAGGTATCTTTTTCCATGTATAATAATCTTTCTCAAAATTGGCATATAAAACTATAGTTTTCTTTCCAGAATATAGTACCTCATGGATTCCATATTTATCTAATTTTAATTTTTTCATGCTTTTCTATTGCTACTCCTAGTGACATCATACCATTTTCAGTTAAAACTTCATGGTCTAAGCTTGCTTCTAAAGTTTTCCCTGATTTAGTTTTAATCCTATAGACCTTTCTTTTACCATTTTTATGCAAACCTTTCACGCGATTAAACTCGTCTTCTTTTGTTGTTTGATTATAGCATAAAACTTTCTCATCATTTCGTACATCCATTATTTTAATTTTTCCCCTTTTTTCTGTTCTAATATAATGATTTTCTGTAATACATTTATTAAACGAATATTTAGTAAATTCTTTGATAGTCTTCCAAAGTTGCGAAGCTGATTCGTGATCCATAACTTTATGACTTCGTCTAAAAAATTCATTTTGAAACTTTATTCGTAAACCTTTATCAGTATCAAATATCTTTTTAGCTGCCATTTTTCTAATATTTTCTGCTTCAACCATTGAATAATTAGCAACTTTATTTAATATCTGTATTACCTGTTCTTGGTAAACCAATACTCCTCTAGTTTCTTCAAGTATCTCGTTAATATCATCGTTGTCAATCCCCATTCCTTCCTGTGTTATAAACCTTTGAACTGCGCTACTACCAAGCGGACCTGGACGATTGATAGCATTAAGCGCGGCTATTTCCTGAAAGTTCTTTGGTCCGACCTTTTTTAATAATGAAATAGCAGAATCAGTCTCAAACTGAAACATCCCGACCGTATGTCCCAGTCGTGCTTCCTTCATTAGTTTTTTATCAGCAAGGTCGATAGTCCATATCTTCTTAGCAAGGCTTTTACCTGTCGTTTCCTTTACTAAATCCAAGGTGTCCGAAATAATCGAGCAGGTATTTAATCCCAGTATATCTAATTTAAGCAGCCCTACTTCGCTCAATTCCCTACCCCTTAGTCCCTCCGAATAGGCCGAGACCACTTGGCCCTTGACTCTTTGAAGTGGACAATATTTGTAAACTGCCTTTGGAGCTATTATCGTTCCGCATGGATGCACTCCGATATTCCTGATAAGACCGGATATTTTCTTTGCCAGGTTTATAAGGCTCCGATGTTCCTTCCAGAAATCTTTAAGTCGCCCCGACAAGTTTTTATATGCATCATCTATTCCGCCGCTCTTGTATATTTCATCTGCCAACTCATTTATCGGACGAGCGGCCAGTTTGAAAACCCGGCCAATATCACGAATCGCCCCTACTGATCCGAATGTCCCAAATGTAATAACTCGAGCGACCTTATCATCGCCATATCTTTGTCGAATATAATTAAACACTCGCTCCCTTTTATTTGCATCGAAGTCAAGATCAATGTCCGGCATATCACATCTGCTCTCATTTAAAAAACGTTCAAAGATCAGTCCATGCTCTATCGGATCAACCTTGGTAATCCCGAGGACTAATGAAACCAGGGAACCAGCAACAGAGCCCCTGGCTGGACCAACAAATATATTATTCTTCTTACACCAGCTAACCAAGTCATCAACAATTAGAAAATAGTCATGGAATTTTAGACGTTCTATTACATCGAGTTCACGTTTTAACCGGTTAGCATATTTCTTCTTTTTCATAAAGCCGAGAACCTTGGCCTTGTAAATAACTTCCGATGAAAACTCGAAAGGCTCAAGTCCCATGTCCGGTATGTGAAATTTCCCGGTAGGTATTACCAGTGAACATTTTTCTGCTGCTTCCTCGGCGTTACGAATTACCTTCCTAAAAGTCTTTTTATCAAGCGCAGTCTTCCAGTCCTTACTTTGTCGCCATATATCCTGGGCAGTCATAAGAGAAAGACTTCGAGCAGTATACCTTACTTTATCGACCTGGTCAATTGTCAAACGATCACGGACTGCCAGTATAAAATCCTGGATGTAAACGTCGTCTGGACTTACATAGTGCGAGTCGAGGGTAAGAATAACCTTGACGCCATGCTTTTTTGCCAACTTCAATAACCATCGGTTTACATTGGCTTGTATATCTATTTCGTTAAGTTGAATCTCAACATAAAAATCATCCTCAAACCGATCCTTCCAACGCATTATTTCCCTTGCTGCTTCTTCTTCTCTGCCGAATAGTTTTCCAAGTATTCCCCCCATGCAAGCAGTTGAAACAATCAATCCGTCACCGTTTTCAAAAACCATCTTAGTAGTAGTCCTTGGTCGATAATAAAAACCATCGACGTGAGCCTCTGAAACAATCTTAAGTAGATTTCTATATCCATGAATATTTTTTGCTAATAAAACAATATGCCTATACTCTCCCTTTCTTTCAGGCGAATCATCCAAGTACATTTCGGTCCCGACTATCGGGTTCACTCCCTGTTTTTTACACTCTAAATAAAATTCCAATGTTCCCGATAAAGTTCCGTGATCCGTAATAGCCAATGAAGACATGTCCAACGTCTTAGCCCTGGTGATCAACGCTTCTATATCAGCGCAGCCATCCAAAACACTGTGGGTTGTATGCTGATGCAGGTTCGTGAAAGTCATATTAGTTCCCCTTATCCGTCCGTCTAATTTTACTTGCGATAAATTTCACTGCTTCTGCCTCATCCTCAGTCTTGATTACATTGATAATAGCCAGGACGTCCTCCAATAAAATATACAGCCTGTGTTTCGGTTTTTCCCCTTTGGCTACAATGTCGATCTCGTCAAGGGATATCCGCCTAAATATCTGCGGATACCTTTTCATAAGCGATTCACCCGGCATTGCCCGTCTCCTTTTCAATGAGAAGTTTTAGAAAAGAATAAATTGCGCGACAGCGTCGATATAAACTCGCCATTGAAACTCCCATTTCCTTTGACAACGTTCTGAACTTCAAATCAGGATCGCGATATATACTCCAATATATTCGCCAATGCTCCTCTGTCAATCGCTCCTTGAATAATCTAAGAAAATCAACTACTAAGATTTCATCAATGAAATCCTTTGTGTCTGGAAAGTCGGCCAGCGAAACGCCTTTGTTAAATTCATATTCGGTAAAAGTAATTGTAGGTAATCCAGTCGGCTCGTGTTCTGTCTGTCTTATTTTTTTAAGTAGTTGACGAAAACGATTCCGAACAGAAATAGTAGCAAGTGTCTTAAATGATGCCCGCTCAGCATCATACATAGGAATTACACTTGTCGTTATATGTAAAAATCCCTCCTGCATGAGGTCATCGACAGACATATTAGACATAACGTAGGCATATCGTCTCGATAGATATTCGACAGTCGGATATATAGCATAATATATTTTTTCAAAAGTGGGCGGTTTGGCGGTCTTCTGGAAACGAAGAACCGCTCGGTCGAGCGCGGTTGTCTTTCGTTTCATTCTTTCCTAATCCTCCCAACCAAAAATGTACTTCTCAAAATACTTTACTCCGTAGAAGGCAAAGTAAGTCATTAGTTTCCTTTGTTTCCTTAGTTTGGCCTTTCTATAATGCCTAACCTGTAGTTCGTGGACAGATGATCGAGCATTCCCCTTTATCTTTTGACATACCCGACATTTCACATAGTGGTGGTTAAATTGTTCTATAATCGGCGGCTTCAATTTAGGTGGTCGATTTCCCTTAGTCTTTTTTAGAACGTGTATCCGGTCGGGGTGTTTCCTAATTATTCCGTTTGGAATAAATACCTTACAAGCGGGCCGATTCAAGAAAGTATTTATACAACCCTTTTTGCCTTCCACTCCGAATCGTTTACATGCCCAGCACCGGTAGTCAGCACGATGTTCTTTATGTTCATAGCGGGACCCAGGAATCTTCTTGAGGTCAACCGATGCCGGATGAATCCTTGCGAAGTAAAGACCAATGGCGCTCTCTAATTTAAGACAATCCCGCCTCAGTTGGTCTGTAAGCTGCTTGAATAACAAAGCGCCAGAAATGCTATCAGTGTCTGCCAGGAATTTCAGAATCCCTATTTTCAGAACCAGGGTTCTTCCCTGGACAATTAAATGTTTCATGCTGTCCCTCCAATATATCGGGGGTAATATCCTTTTAATTAGGCTCTTCCGTCAACACAAACTTATAGTCAACCCTGACTCCAACTGCCGACACAGGATATCCCTTTACCCATTTCCAAACCTTAAGTTTCTCGATATATATTTCGCCATCCCAGTATATATTTTTCTTCTTCCTCAGCTTATCAGACTGGAAAAGATTCTTCTTCTTCCTCTTCGCCGGGATAAGAACTGCGTGCGTATATATCCAGTGAGCTTGTTTAAAATCCTTGGCCTTTATAATTGCAGGAGTAGTCCCGGCCAAACTCCCGCTTAGGACGAAGAAGGTTGGTAATCCCTGTAGGTCTTTCTTTTTACCCTCCTTGCTCTTTGGTAAAGGCTCGGCGAATGCGCCACGGCGTACAAGTTTCTTTGGTTTCTTGGTCATAGTATTCCTTTCAAATTGAATTATTTCCCAAAGTCAAGGATATGGCGAATTCTGCCGCTTTCCTTGTCATATCTCGCCCCGAATCCGCCCCAAAACCGACCAGGGTATGCTTGAAAGGGAAGCCCAGGGGATTGCTGGGGGATATCCCCTGGAATCTCTCCCTCGACGATCCTGGAGTCCCTGGGCGTCTCGATTCTATCCCCGCTCCCCTGGGTTCCTTTCGATATAGGTTGAAGGCCGCCCGCCCGGATTCCCTGAAAATCAAGGAAGCCAGGCGGGCGGCCTTCGACCGCTCCGCTTGTCCAGCCCCGCTGACATGAACCAGACTGGCCGACGATTAGAAATCGTCGTCGTCGTCTTTCTCTTCCTCCTCGTCGTCGTCGTCTTCCTCCTCGTCGTCGTCGTCTTCCTCTTCCTCCTCGTCGTCGTCGTCTTCCTCGAATTCCTCGTCGTCGTCGTCCTTGGCCTTCTTTTTCTTCCCTTTTCCCTTGGCCGCAGGTTTTTCCTTCTTTGCTTTCTTTCCCTTTTTCTTCTTGGGCGCTTCCTCTTCCTCCTCCTCTTCTTCTTCCTCCTCGTCGTCGTCGTCGAATTCCTCGTCGACTTCCTTCTTCTCCTTCTTCCCCTTCCCCTTCTTTTTCTTGCCCTTCCCCTTGGTCTCGTCGCGCTCAGCCTTGGCTTCCTCCCGGAGTACCTTGACCTTATCGTCAGCGATCCGACGAAGCTCCTGCAGTTTCTTCCGAAGTTCCGAGAGCACCTTCTTGGCGGTCTGTCCCGCCTTGTAATCGCCCTCGAGCAGGTCGGTGATTTGGTCCCGGACGAAGAGCGCTGCCGTTGCGGCTGATCCCGCCATGGTCAGAAGTTTTGGTCCCTTCTTTGCCTTTGCCATCGTTCTTTCTTCCTTTCGCGAAAGTCGGTTGAAAAGAAATGTTGTCAACGATAACCCGACCCCATCGGAGATCGGGCTACTGGGACTTCTTGGTTTTCTTCTTCTTTTTCTTGGATTCCCCGTCAGTGTCGTTGTTCTTCTTTTTCTTCCCTCCTTTCTTTTCTGTCTTCCGTTTCTTCGGCGGCACGAGAAGCTCCAGGGATTTCATTACCAACTCGGTCCCCTTCGCCACGGCGCGCAGATGTTTGCGAATCGACGGCGCCACGATTGTCTCCAGGGAAACGAGCCCCTCGATTGCCCCGACCAGCTTCGCCGAGGACTTGTCCAGCAGTTTAACGAGCTTTCCTTTGATTTTCTTCCGAGCCATATCTAGTATCTCCTTCTCGGTAATGGCAACGGAACTGTGATCCATTTGGCAGCTACAAGCGTACCAGGATCATACCCGATCTCCGGGCGCGAGGTGATCTTCGAACCATGGGATGATCTGTTTGCGAATGACCGACCCAAGCCATTTGATTTCGTGATAGTCCAAGCGCCCGAGCTTGGAAAACTTCCATTCGGCGTCGTCGTCTTCGCTGTTCCTTCTTTGTCTGGTTATCTGGATTTTCGGCTGCTTCCCATCGTAGGAGTGAGCAGTCAGCCGAAGCCTGGAAAGACCGAATGTTTTCTGTTTGAACTTCTTTAGTTCGTTGTCTTTTTCTGACTTGAACTCGTACGCCATGGTTCTCCCCCTTTCATCTTCACGCCTGGCAGTCCCAGCAGATAACAACTGGAACCGCCTCTCCCTGAAATATCTTCTCAGCGTTGGTCACTGCTTCCGGTTTTTCTACCGGAACCAAAACTGATCTCCCACAGACTCGGCAGGGAAGCATATTGAATCCTGCCCGGTTCATCCTCCTTATAAAATAGAAAATCCAAAGAATAGAAAGTAGCAGAGCCCCTATCGCGATGAGAATGATCGCCATGGTATCTCCTTTCTATATGGATTGAGATTGTATTATTTATATTTCTATTTAATTGAGTAGAAATCTAATAAGTTTAACTGATCCGGCTATTCCTATCCCGGTCGCGCAAACAATCAATGCTAAAATACAGAGACCAATAATCGCATACGGCCAGTTGAACTCATCATCATGTGTTTCTAATATCTTATTGAAAACCTGTCTATCTTCCTAGTCCATATCTTTTCCTTTCAATGTTTTATTCCTATATTACCGCCACAGATATTTGAAAATGCGTCGAAGCGTTGACTGCTTGTGAGGATCTTTTTCTTCGACTGCAACTTTCTTCGCAGATTCATCCGCGATGATGAAACCTGGAAACGCTTCGTACTTTTCTGTTTCCGCCCACAGAGGTTCCGTCAGAGGCCGGCAAGATTTGCAAAGCTCCTTTCCCTTGTGCTTTGCCCGTCCTAATTCCTTCCCGCAACCCGCACAGGGTGCCCCATAACTCAGGCCCATTTTATTTCCTTTCAAAAAAGAAGAAAAAGGAATTTCGGTTGGCGGATATAGGATATTAAATATGGTTATTCGTCTTCTTCTTCCTCGTCGAAGTCGAAGGCGGGATCACGGTATCCGTCGGCGTTCTGAAGAAAAAGGAGAACGGCGATAAATTGCTCTGCCCGCTCCATTTCCTTTTTGAATTCCGACTTCTTTTCAGGCCGCCCTAACCTGTATTTCTTTTTGGCGGCCCACGCCTCGTGCATGAAAGCAGACTCGGCTTTTGCGAGGTCTTTCATATGACGCTCCAGGCCAAGGCGCAATTCCATCAGGCAGTCTGGCACTCGCGCCATGGAAATGGGTTCGATATCCTTTTTCAGAATCCTCCGTTTCTTGTTTCTTTGTTTTGCTCCTTTTTGCGCCATAATATCTCCTTTCAATATCCTACAATCCGCCAAACCGAAATGCTAATAATCCGGCTGCAATTTCTCACAGCCGGATTGATAATTAATAACCTGGAACCCGCATCGCCTTCTGTTCCGTCGCCGAAAATACAAGGCGATATTCACACCAATCCTCGCCAGGATCAAGAAATGAAGAACCGAGCATTTCCAGGCATTCCGCCCTGTCGATCTCCTCGTCGGAGAAAAAGTCCTTGACAGGCCCCCATAGCGCCTTTTTTATTTTCGCCTTGTCCTTGATGGTTTCGATTAAATGTGGCATGAATATTCCTTCCAATATATTTTGATATTACCTTGCAACGCACAAGGCAATTAACTAATAACCCGAGGGCAATTTCTCGCCCTCGGGTTAATGGGTTACTTATTCCCCTTGCCCCCCTTGCCCGCCAGTCGTTTGATGATCCGGATTACGTTCTGGATTCCGTTCCGAACAGCATCCTTCTCCGCGCAAAGGGCGTGGACGCGACTCTCCAGGCGGGCGATCTCGCTTTCGATTTCCAGGTTCGCCGCCTCCAGTTTTTTCAGGGCGTCCGTCAGGCGATCGGCGGCCCTTCCGCGCAGGCGCATCGGCAAGGTTGCAGTTTTCGTCTTGCGGGTTTTCTTTTCCTTAGGCGGTTTCTCGTCCCCTCCCGTCCCGGCAATCCTGTCGTGCAGTTTTTCGGCAACCCGAAGCTTGCCGAACTTGCGGCGATAGTCGCTGTAGAATTCCGAAGCATCTTCCAAGTGTTTTTCCTTGATGAGGCCCAAGATCATTTTCCGCAGTTTGCGCCTTTCCTTTCTTTCAGCCTTGTTCAGTTCCGCCGTGTTTTTCTTTTCTGTCTTCTTTATGCGTTTCATCGGTATTCCCTTTCAGTATAGGGTTCCTATATTTCGTTTCCTGCGCAACTCACGCAAGAATTAATCGTTCTCTTTCAATGTTTTTGCTTTGTTGGACGATTCGGATTTGCTTGCCCGCTTGGAAGTCGATGATTTATCGTCTCCCCAATACATTTCTTGCACAAATGCCCCAACCGCCCCATATCTTTTTTAGTAAAATATATATAAGTTTTTAATTCTCCGCTTATCGGCGACCTACAACGATGGCAGGTTGTATCGTCGCAGACTATAAATGTTTCCTTAAAACGGTTTCTCATTTTAATATCCTTAATTATCCCATTTCCTCCGCCTCTTTTTCTCCTGTTTCGTCGTACTCCGCCAATTCCCGCCGATTCCGTTCAAGCATCCTGTTTATACGTTCCTGATACTCTTTCCAGGTAAAAAGTTTCACTCCCAACCGTTCCCGCTTAGCGTTTGTTTCTCTCCACAGAGATTTATAATATTCTTTATCCATGATATTTCCTTTCAATTTATTGTTAATGTCTATTTAAAGGGTTTGGATTATTCGACCACTTCCCTGGAGGAAACCAGGATAACGATTTGATCCAAGAGCGCCAGGGCCTCCCGGTGGTTTTCGGGCATGTTCCCGTACCATTCATCCTTATAAATGAAATGCCATTTCCTGGTCTCGATCATTTCCCGAAGCCTGGCGATCTGTCTGCGAATGTTCTTGAGCGAGCGGTTTTTCTTTTCCGTCTTGGTTTCTTTCGGAATCGCCATGATATTTCCTTTCCAATATGGGTTTCCTATATTTCCTTTTCGATGTGCGTTACACCGAAATAGTTATTTGTTTAAACCCTCTCTTATCTTCGCAATATCAATTTCTCCCGCCGCCCGCATCTTTGATGCCTTACGTTTCGAAATACCTAATACAGCCGCTATTTGCGCGTTAGTTATCCCATCCTTTACAGAATTAAATTGTTCTTTTGTTGCTATCTCTGTTAAGATTTTTTCCCTCGTTATATCTAAAGCCCTAAATAGATTACATTCATCCTTGCAATTACACCCATCACAGGGATTCCCTTTTGTTACCTCGTAGATATAAGGGAACATTTCAAACGGATCATTAATAGCAAGTTCGCAGTTCATATCTTTAAACCAGGCTATTGATTTCATTTGTTCCTCCTATTCATATATTTATTTAAAGGGGCTGAACCCTGAACCCCTTTCCAGCAGCGAGACCTTTCGGGCAAGGATTCGCTAATTGCATGGGTATGCCTCCAGCGATATCATCGCTGGACCCAGAGGCCCTCCGCGATTCCCTGCAGGCGGCGGTGAGTTCCCTGGCGAAAGGATTCGCTATCAAGGAACCCCAAGTTTCCGCGCCCATCCTTCCAACTCCGGTTTCGGAATCCCTAGTGTTTGTCAAAGATCAGAATCACCTAATAGCCCGGCCGTCAATATTTTCGTCGGGCCGGGCTAGATTATTATCAGATTACCTCTTCGTCGGGTTCCATCCTGCCCGGAATCGTCATGCTCGTGGCGTGAAGGGTTTCGTTGAAGACCGTGGTCGCGATATAGATCATACGATGTTCAAGGTTTCCCCTCACTTCTTCCAGGGTCACGGTCTTTCCCTGCGCCTCGGCGAGGGAGAGATAGCCGTCGATCACCTGAGCCATTTCTTCCCTCGCCTTCAACCCCTGAGCGTTCAGACAGGACTGCAAGAAGTCGCGCCGTGCCAGGGCAGCGCGTTCCTTTGCGTGAAACGATTTCGCCTGGAGCTTCTGGGACTTGATACTTGCGTTTTTTCGTTCAGTCTTTGTCATGGTATTTCCTTTCCAATATGAGTTTGAATGTCCGGGTTTGGTTTATTCTGATAGGGCATGGATAATTCCTCACCCATGCCCTAATATCTTATCAATACCAATGCCAATGCCACATTAATTATTCGAACGGGCTGAACGTTGCAAGGTTACTAACGTGCAAGGCGGCATTAAAGGTATCTCTCGCAACTTGCTCGGCCAATCTCAAAATATAGCCAGCGTATTTATTCGCCGCCTGCAAGTCTGTTTTCTGCATCGCTAAAAGTATCTCGTTGAATTCCATTATTGCTTCCAGTTTGCAGGCATTTAGTGCTGCCTGAAACGCTTCTCGCCTTGAATTATCGGCGGCATCCCTTGCCTTTATGCTCTGGTAACGAAATTTTTCGCTTGCCTTTGCCATGGTATTTCCTTTCAAATGTATGGGTTGATATGAACCGAATTATAGCCCCGCCTGACGAATCCGATTCTTTTTAAGATATCTTGATATATAACCATCCGTTTTTCCCAGCTCCTTCAAGCTTTCTACCAGCATTTCCCGATTCCATCGCGCGATATAGTGATTCCCCTGATAGCAGGTGCGATATTGTTTTACCTCGTCGGTTATCTCCCTGACTGATTTCATGGTATTTCCTCTCAATGGGGTTTATTGGTATATTTAAACTTGGCTAATCCGTACCTGGAACTTGGTCCCGTTTGCAAGGGATATAAATAAACCCCTTTTATTTTGTTCCACGTTAATAACGGCAGGATACTCACCATGGCAAATTTCCAAGAGGGCGTTTTCTTTTATTTTACTGTGATCCCAAAACGCCGCATAACTACCTTCAAAGAACTGCCTAATCCACTCCCTGAAATCTTTTTCAGCTTCATTGCCCGGAATACCTTGAACGCTAATATTCATTTTATTTCCTTTCAAATATGGGGTTAATATATTATTCCATTTCTTCCGCTTCCTTTTCCCCGGTTTCATCATACTCCTGAAAATCCTTCCGCTGCCCTTCAAGAATCGCCTTGATCCGAGCGCGATATTCCAGCCAGGTGAATGGTTCCATTCCGGCCGTCTTGCGTTTGCGATTTGTTTCGCGCATCAAGTCCCTATAATAACTTTCGTCCATGATACTTCCTTTCAGTATATTTGTGAATGAAAATTATTCCCGCCAATTCTCTGGTCGGAGGATTACAGCGGGCAATTCTTTTTTTTCTAAAGACTATTGTTGTTCCTGGTACTTTCAATTTTCCCGGCGCTTTGTCGGAAAAGAAGCGTGCTTTACTTTTCAATCCCCTTGGCGATCGTCGCTTTATTCGGCTGTTCCAAATTTGGAACCTTGCCGATTATTTTTTGAACGGCCAAGGAAAGAAGCGCTTAGGAAAGGTTTGGTGCGAAACGTATAGGCCAGACCTCCCCGAGATCCGTAACCCACCTATCGTCCAGACCACCCGATTGCCCGGGCATTGCACCTCCGGGGCCCTTTCGGCCATTCCTTGAAATGGTCTTCCGCTTTTTAGTTCAAACGCGGGAAGCGACAAACCCTGACGCTCATGGCATAAAGGAAGTCCCCGGTCAATGTATTTTTCATCCTTTCCAACTCCCGACCTTTTCGAGCATGGTAGGAATCCATTCACCGGAATCGCCAGGCGATCCGGGAGGATATCCAGCGGGCCGTTCATTGGTAGGCGGCAAATAATCGGAGCCGGAGCCCTACTCAAGCGTCCTTATGACCAGGGACAATCTACTCCGGCCGAGCGGGGCTGTACCCTGCCTCGACCTCATCAGCGGAGCCGTTAGCAAGCAAGGGACCGACAATGACGTCGGTTTGGATAACCGGAAGCGCTGCAACCGGCCCCGAGGGGTCCTCCCCGATCCCTTGCAGGCATTGGTGAGTTCCCTGGCGGGTGATCCCGCTATCAAGGAACCCCCTATTTCCATGCCCACCCTTCCAACTCCGGTTTCGATATCCCTGGTATTTATCAAAGACCGATGATTCAGCCAGGGAAGCGGAGCGCCCACAGAGGGGAGGGGGCCGTGGGGATTCTGGTTCCCCTGGATTCCCTTTCGCTCGGCTCCTGTTTGAATCATGTTCATGTCCCCATTATATCCCATAGGGGGAACAAACCTATCAATATTTTTTGACCAACCAGAGATTTTTGACACAAAATTTCCATAACACCTTGGAGGATAAGGAGTACAAATTTTTTACCAATCCGTCGATTTTCTTTGGCGATTCCCCTGAACCGCCCCACTAATGACCGGAACTGCCCGGATTCTAACCCAGAAAGCACCGGTTCCTGGCGCTTTTTGAAGTTAGCCAAAGTTGATACTTTTTGGTCAGGAATCAGTGCCATTTCAGGCCATTTCCTACTCATCCACGGCATCGCAGAACTCCACCTTTTCAGCCCTTGAAAGCGACCGAAAGAACTGCTTTTGCGAGCAGTCGCAGGGGTCCTTACCCTCCGGAAGATTCACACGATACAGGGTCGTGGAAGGGAACAGGAAATCGACCAGTCTCTGTTCTCCCTTATCGCCTCCCTCGTCGGCGTCGAATGCTATATAAACCTCGTCAAAGCAAGTAAGCAAAAGCTCTGCTTGCTCGGACGTTACTGAAGTAGAAAAAGAAGCGACACAGGGTATGCCCAATGAAGCCACCTTTAAGCAATCCCAAACTCCCTCAACAAGAACAACTCGATCAGTCTTCCCTTTCAGCTTATCCAAACCGAATAACAAAAGACCGGTCGGTGCTTTCTTTGGAAAGAGCTTGTCCGAATTATCCCGAGGATTCTGAGCGAAGAAAGAAAACCAATCTCCTTCCTCATTGCATATCGGAACTATTATCCTAAGCAGCTCGCGGTAAAAAGCGAGTCCGATCGAGTAATCCTTAATTATCCGACCCACCCTGACTGGATCGAAATTTCTCGACTTGTTCCTGACCATATATCGAGCGATGTAAATATCATCCTCAAACATAGAAGGAATAAAGGTTGGCTTAGCCTCTCGTCTCTTTTCAGTTTCGGTCGGTTCATTCAGTTCTTCTAATTCCTTTTCAAGTAGACCGATGGAATACATGTCGCCGTCGAACGAGAACTGCTTAAGAGTTGAAATCGCCTGGTTGAATGAACAGGCCTCCATTGCTCGGATGAATTTAATTACATCCCCGCTCCCGCATTTATAACATTTATAAAAGCCGTTCCAGGGAGTCCCGGGTTCATGACGCATGCCGAAGGATGGCGAATTATCAGGCCCGCCATGGCCTGGCAAGGGGCACGAGCAGTTTAAGTATGTCCCGTTCGGTTTTAGATTCCGAACATTATAGTGGTCAAGAATTCGCTTAACATCAGCCCGCTTCCGAAGCAAACTAACAAAGCTTATCTGCCCCTCTTTTCTCTTTGCGTTTTCCATTGTCGGTCCCAGCATTACTTAACCCCTTTCGCTTCTAATTTCCTGATGTGCTTTCCTATTCTTTGCCAATCCTTCTCGGCTCGCTTTTTAAACTCTGGGTTTCTGGCGCAAGCCGAAGGATGATATGTTACATAAATACGATACTTCCTTTCGCCTTCGTATGCCCATCCGGGGCCCCTATTCTTTTCGACTCCAACCCTGGCAGTCAATGAATTAAGGGCTGTTCCGCCCAGGAGTATTATTAACCTTGGTTTTAGAATTGATATAGTCTGCTTCATTCTAACCACGCAGCGAATTATCTGTAGTTCATCCGGTTTATTAAATCCTCCCGAATCCTTCTTACCTGGATAACACATAGTCGAATTAAAAATAAAGCAATCGTTCCTATCGAATCCAGCTATTTCAAGAAGTTTGTCAAGCATTTTTCCGGCTCTTCCTATGAATGGTACCCCTGCTTTATTTTCTTCTGGACCTGGCGCTTCGCCAAGTATCATTACTCCTTTACTACACCATCCCTTTCCGAAGACAATCTTTGTTCTTAGCAGATATAGATCGCAATTTTTACATTTACTATATTTATGTCTAAGTCTATGCAGTTGTCTTTCTTGTTTTGGTGTCATAGTGTTCTCCTAAGATTAGATAAAGACAAAGAAAGAAAGAAAGATGGAAACTAAGTCTTAGCCTTAGTCTTAGCCTTAGTCTATAGACTTAGACTAAGATTTCATATTTAATCTTTTATTTTCTTTTCATTTCTTATTCTTATTTTCTTTTCTTATTCTTTCTTTTCATTATATTTCTTTTTATTCGAGAATCATTTATACGAATAATTCCAAAGTTAGGAAGTATTTCTATATACTCTCGGTCTTTACCTTCGCGTATTTTCAAGAATTGAATACGGGCACGAGGCGGAACTCGGAGTCTCATGGCACGAGTTTGAACTATGGCGACCAGGACGTCGGCATTGTGAAGAAGGGCCTGTTTATTAATAGCGATATCAGATGCGGTTATTTCTTCTTTGTCATAGGCCTCCGGCTTCAACTGGCCGGCCGTAATGACTGGGATTTTCCTTTTCAGTCCAATGTTTTTACATTCAACTAGAATTTGTCCCTGTGGCTGCCAATCCAAAGAAAGAGTCTGCCGACCACTAAGAGAATTAGGAACCATATTATTTACATAGTCGATAAAAATAATGTCAGGCTCAAACCCTTTCTCCTGGAGTTTCTGGTCAATAGCAGCAGCTGAGCAATTACCTCCGGTCATGCCGATAACAATGAGTTGGTTTTTAGATAATTGTTTTATAGAGACTTTCCATTTCTCAAGATCAATAGAACGCATAAGGGTAGGTTTTTTGAATTTCTTGTGACGGACTTCCGATATACGGGAGTCCATTCGGAAGGCTACCTGACGGGGCGTCATTTCATTAGTAATATAGGCCACTTTCTTTCCTTGCTCAACTGCGATGTAAACTGCCTGGTCCTGCATAGTAATTGATTTCCCACCCGAGGTTTGAGAAACGAATATAATTAAGTCCCCTGGATTATAACCAGAGGTTTCATCATCAAATCTATCATCTATACCGGATTCAATCCCGCGGTGAGCCTCCCCCGATTTTATCTGTGCTTTTATTTGTTTTAACCGCTCCCTGAAGTCTCTTCTTACATCAACAAATTCAACTTCTTTTCCGATCTTTATTTGATGTTGGGTAATCGCATCAAATAGATAATCCTTTACCATAAAAGGATTTCCGTTCTGTTTGAAAATATCCTTAGCAGTCAATAGCATTTTTTGGATATCCCGCGAGGCTTCATGTACTAATAGTTCTTCTACCAGATATTGTATAGCCTTGGGTTCTATTTTCAGTCGCGTAATTGATTTGACGAGATTCCCGATCTTACGTTTATGCGGACTATCGGATTCATCAGCCAGGGTCTTTGCTATCTGTGGATTTATAGGCGCAAAATATCGCGTGTTATAATCCCGAATAAGCCTAAACAGCTCTTGCGTAGCAGGAGTAGTAAAGGTCGAGACGTTAAGGCTCGAAATGGTTTCATCGCGGTTAAACTTCTTTGTCTTAAGCATGATCCCCAGTAACTCTTTTTCCTTGTCGATGTCCCGGTAACGAATTGGCATACGGTTCTCCTTTACTTCGGTTTTGAATTCCTATAGTAAATATATCCTTATTATTTAATTCTTGTTTATATTTTTTACAAAAAAGAAGACCCATAACCCGAAGGGGATTATGGGTCTATGGACCACGGGGCCGATTTGTTTCCGGCAGGCTCCAGAAATCATAACCGTCGAATTACCAACCCTACTGGTTACGGTCGAACTTCTTCAGATACTCATCCAGCACCGGTTGGATTTTCGCTCCTCCGGCTTTTATTTCGATGAGCTCAGTAAGTCCTTTCGATGCCGGTTTGTTCTCCGTCTTGAACGTTTCCACCGAATCAGTCAGAACCCGGATGACGTTCTCTGCATCCTGGGCGACTGCCTTGGAGACCATTCCTTTTCTGACCAAGATAGTGAGAACAATGAGCGCGATGGGCGCCAGTAGAACTATGACATCCCGTATAGTGGAAATGGTTTCTCCCATGTCTGCCAGTACCATGATTCCTCCTTCTCAGGATTTCCCGAATTTCTAAAGTTCGAGCCAACCCTCCCAAAAACAGGGGAAATCACTAGGCTTTTCTTAGCGAAACCCCCTGTTTTTTGACTTCCCGTTCCGTGTTCTTGAAAGGGGCTAGGGTAATCGACACAGATTACGGGATTGCTGAAAAGTTGGCGAAAACTACGCCAGAATCTTGAATAAACCCCACGCTTGGTTGACCACATCCTTGATAGTCTTTTCCGTCAATCTTGCCTCCTTGAGATCAGCCGCTGCCTTCTCCAGGATCGCCACTGCGTCTCTTATTGAGAAGGAGTTTTTCGCCACTCCAGGATTAAGCCCTTTGCCGGCGAAATAGTCCTTGGCGGAAGTGAATTTCAGTCCTACCTTTTCTTTCTCGGACATTAATTCCCTCCTTTCAATTTATCGTAAAACTCAAGGATTTCCGGCGTTGCTTTGTTGATCGTTTGGATGGTCGCCAGAACCTCCTCGATTGAAAGCCCTTCGGCATGAGCCTGGTCATGGGCAAGGGCCACGAATTCCTTGTTGATAAGTGATTGTTCTTTCATGGCAGCCAATTGATCTTTGACTTGCGCGAGCACTTCAGTTCTGGCTGTTTCCTCCATTTCCCCTACTACTACCAGTCGCTTGGTATCTTCTGAAATGAACCGGTAGTAATTGAGTCCGAGGGTTTCCACGTTATTGTCGAGGTTGATCGAGTTTTCAAGGCCAAGTTCGGTGGCCTTGATATAGCTCGCTGGAGTGGGGCATCCGACCATTCCGAATGCCAGGAAAAGGAGCACCAGAATAGCGAGGCATCTCATGTCTTTCCTCCTTCAAAAACGGGCCGTTTTATCGAACCAGTATCCCTCATTGTTTTTGCTTTGACTGCGACTTCTATGCTTTCAACCAAGCCCGATGATCCCTGACAATCCTGTTCGCACTGAACGAGGTCAAAGGCTGATGTGCGTAGGAATATCTCCCTCGGTAAATCTTTACCATGCATATCAAGTAGTATTACATTGATGTCTTCGAAGTTCTTATTTATTTCGTATGGAAACGATAGACAATCTATTCCTTTGAAATTCAATGAACAGACCACTACGGCAACCCGTCCTGCCTCCAGAATATTCAACGCCTTTTCAACAGTTGCTACAAAGGTCAATTCCCAGTCATCGCAACCGTTGAGGATTTTCTTTATTTCCGCGAAACGTTTCTTCTCTTCTATTATTAGTACTTTCGGTTTCATTATAGCTCAACCTTTCAACAGAGCCGAAAGAATTGCTGCTACAATAGATATAATGGTCGCTATCCCTCCAGCATATATAGCGACCTTGGTTTTAAGCACTGCTATTTCGGTACACTGATTATTCACCTTTTTGGTCAGACTGATTATTGCATCAGTAAGCTTATTTATATCAACGCGGAGGTATTTAACATCCGACTTGACCTCCGCTTTGAATTCGATAAGCTTGTCATGTTCGGCACCATTTGACATGTGATTTCCTTTCACTTCACTAATTACCAAGTCAAAGCAGTTGATTCAAAGTCGGTCCATTCTTCGTATCCCAACACATCGACATATGCATTATGATCCGTTCCTGCCCCGATATGACGTAGCCCTATTTCTTGAAGGTCGTTAAGATCAACCCAACCTACGACGTTATTCCAAAAGTCAAGACCGGGGGATATTGTAAAGGATGCAGTATGAAGTTGATAGTCCATTGATAGCCCGGTGGCCGGCCATGAAGGAATCTCGTGCAACCCAGGAATCCCTCCTGACGGAGGGGTTGGATTTGGAGGTCGAAGAAAAAGCTGTTGCGTTCCATCTTTCCCGATTACGAATGCAGAAACATTTACTCTCATCGAAGTCGTAGGAACCCGGCTAGCAAGCGAAAGTGTAAGCCAACCGGTATCTGCAAATGACCCTTCCGCTATTGCTCGCTGCCCCAATTCATAAGAGACGTGGTTGCCGATTTTCCGAAGTTGGGCCAACTCCCACGAACCGAGAGAAAGATTTAAAACTGCTGCGACAAACTTCCAGTAAATCCATCCAGCGGCAGGGAAATCAAATAAAGAATTATCAAGAAGTGGGCCAGAAGCCCATGGCGGTCTTGCTGCAGTAGAATAAACAAGATCAAGCGATCCGTCTGCTTTCCCAATAAGATATACGTAATACCATGCCGCCTGTGGACCAGCAGCATGTCCCGGATCATTATCTTTTGCGCCTGGGCCATAAGCACCGGCAAATGCTACGTCAAGAGCATAGGCTCCGAAATCTCTTCCGTAGTCATGATATGGGCCATAGTTTACCCCTCCAACGGTTTTTCTAAACGTACCTCTCATTTGATGCAGCCGGTAAGTATCATACGGGCTCGAGTTCTTCGGATAAAATACCATTGCTTGTTCGGCAGCCAGTTTTGGAATTCCAGGGAATACAGAAACTGGCTTCAGGGTTCCATCTTCATTTAATGAAACGTCAAGCCTATCGTCAAGATCGGTCTTACTTCCCTTTGCATCATCCAGAATTGTTTCGGCAGCAGCCAAATCAGTATCAAGAGTTTCTACATCCCTGGTAGGTGGGGTTTCCCATCCAACAGTTCCCTTAGTGATTTTTATTTCAGTACGAAGCCGGTTAAGATCATCTTCAAGATCACTAGGAACTCCGACATAAGTATCGTCGTACACTCCAGAGTTCGCGATTTTTGTTTGGTCGATATCAGCAGTCGGAGCTATGTTTGCATCGAAGATAATGACCGACTTAAGAGAACCATCTTCGTTAAGTGAAACATCCAGCCTATCATCGAGTGTCGCCTCGGTTCCTCTGGCAGTTTTAATTTCGTCTCGGATCGCCTGGACCGGATATATGTCTCGGTTTACTTCGTCAGCAATTTCGGCGGTAAGGATAGTATTATTCGCGTCACGAGTTAGGGTCGCCAACTTGATATAATAATGAAGGTTTTGGTCTGGGTCTTGGAATCCATTGGTAGGGATACCGGTCGAGTTCTCCCTGACGTGAAGAACATGTTTCAGTTTATATCGAAGAGCCGATACGAACGACGAACCACCGGAAAGAGGATGTTCAAGATTCGGATCTTCTAGTTCGTCGATTTCATCAAGGTATACATCGAGATATATCACGTCTGGTCTTGGAGCGCCTGGAGTCGATGGAGCAACCCTGAAAGGATCATCCATTGCGGCCACAGTCGTCATATCTCCGCCCGAGATATTTATCTCTGTTTGAGTATTTGAAATGATCGCGAAGCCAGTCGCCACCCTTGTATTCGGATAGATGGTCCTACCTGCGAATTCATTCACAGTCCAATTCGCCCCGGTATTTGTAAGCTTTGTTGCCGTAAGAGCGGTCGAACGATCGTGAAGAGTTTCGGCGTCGACGTTAATTGAATCGAACTCGATAGATGTGTACCAGAGTCTTCCAAGATGTCCAGCAGCCACGATCCTTCCTGCATCATCGACCGCCATGCTTCCGCCGCCGCCTTTGATTGCGAAGTTATTTACGTTATTGATAGTCGACTGAGCAATCAAGAAAGCATTGGCGTCAGGAGAGCCATCCCCGAAAAGTTCCAGGGTTCGGCGGATCTGACGATAGATGGACTTCAATACATCGTTGATATCTGCATCAACGAGTGGCTTATTCGGACCCTGCTGAAAGACTGCTATGAAATATTCAAGCAGTTCGTTATATATATCCCTGGAAACGTTCGCGTGTGCCTGACCCATCGTTTTTCTCCTTCTATGGGAACGTTACCTTGAAATCGACTATGTAACGAACCCGATCGTCTATGAAACGAAGAGGAAAGCGTTTCACCCAGAGAAGCGTTCCAGTGTCGGGCGCTGATGTCGAATCACTCGCAAATTGCCCTGCCTCCCTGGATTCAAGATTAGTAAACGTATTAAGATCAATGAAACACCGAATAAGAACCTTCTTAGTTGGGGTCAAGGTTGGATTGTCGGACCCGTCTAAATAAACCCAATTCCTCGGAAACTCTCTGTATAGCTCTTTTACTAATATCGTTGCTCCTACCGGCGGGGTGGGAGTTCCTGATATGTCCCAAACTGATAGCCCACTCCCAAGTGCAAAACGTCCGAATCCTTGAGATAAGTTGGGGTTCGGCAAAGGGAAGTATGATGTTAAGAAAGCTGCGCCTGCGGTGGTAAAGTCTGTTGGATAATTTAGGTTAAATGTTTCATGCATAATGAAATATATATCATCCAGAATATTGAAAAAGTCATCAATAATATTCTCAACTTTCCTGACCTGCGATCCCTTTATTCGTTTTGTCGCATTAGGAATAACGACAATCGCTACCTTATTAAATCCAATGCTCGAACCATCGGTTAGATCAGCTATGACATAGAAAATGTTATTTTCAGTTAGGAAATCTATTTCCCCTTGTAAGTCAAGGGTATTAAGGAAACCATTCGGATATCCGTTCATATCTATAACCTCATCCATCGGGACGATCGTTACGGTATGACCAGTAAAGATATTATCAATAAGGGAGGTTGTTACGTCTTTCCTTCCTTTCTTTTTATATAAGTCTGGCAGACCAAGAACTTCGGCCCTTGCGGCATCAACTGGGAGATCCCAGTTATATGCCCATCCATAAAGAGCAGAAATAAGACTCAGAAATTGAGGCGACGTTCTTGTTGCATCATGGATTACCCCAAGTCCATCCCTGGTTGCTATTGCTCTAGTCAAGGCAAGCGGTTCATTGAAGAATATATTGAAGAGCTTAAGAAAACGCTGGAGTTCCCCTTGGTCAGTTAATCCATCTTCCGACAACATTATTTTCTCATATGCGTCTAACATTGTTGGACTAAGGACACGCTGTCCAGACCCGAACCTTGCCTTGTCATAAGTCCTATGAATCTCGGCTAATTCCAAAAAGAACTTGTCCTTCTTTTCCGACTTGGTGTCATGGGCTAGTTCGTAAGCTTCTGCGCCTATTCCAGAATACCAGGCGCTGGAATATTCAGTAAATATTTTATAATAAAAGAACTCCGGTGCCAAACTAGGAAAATCGGTAAACCGTTCTACTGTCGAATCGGAAGTCTCGAATATATTAAGCCCATCATTCTCATCTTCTGGAAACGATCCGAGTTTCTGAACTATTCTGAGCTTGGTTACATTGGTATAGTCAACCGGTTTAGTCCAACGTAGAATTATCTGCGGGCCTTCAATCGCTCTGGTGGCGGATAGACCAATAACGATACGATCGTCTATAGGTGAAGTCCCATAGACGAAAGTACCGTATAAAGGGGTTCCATATAAAGACATTAGCCGCCTCCCGTATAGGAGAGGGTGTTACGCTCAAGAACGCCAATTTCATTTTCTAATACGTCAACATTCCCCCTATAGTCAGCGGTTCGGAATGATGCCCTATCTCCCCCTAACATCGGAGTCAAGCCCGAAGCAATGGTAAAGACTATCTGTCCGTTATCAGCGGTATAAGATGAATCAAGTACCCCAATATTTGTTTGTAATCCAGAAAGCGAACCTCTCACGTTGAATGTATTGGATGTAATAAGAGTAATCGTCCAAGTTTCTTTTACTACATTTCCACTAACTGCAATGTCACCAAAAGTAGCATTTCCGGTCCAACGATCCAGGGAGACATCACTTCCCTTAACAAGCAATGTAAGTTTGGTGATATCAACATAGTCAACACCGACAACCTCATCAATCACCCTGGTTATATCCGATTCGCGGATAGCCTTCCCGAATTCCTGGTTCGTCGCTTGAAAGAATTCTGCCAGAGCGACGTCGACGTCTTGTGTAACTGATGCCTGAACATAATTAGCGAATATGTGAATTGTTCCACCTATATCAATCCGTGCCAATCCTGGGTCGAATACTTCAGGGGCCACCCGTATGCTTCCCTTGGCCAGTAGCTCGACTTTTACGGCGGCCTTGAGAGTAGATGATGGAAGACCACCCCCAGTTGGAATAATATATACTGCCACATTGTAGGTAGCCCCTGGAGCCGTGACCCTAACGGCATTCGCATTGCCCACACCAGATATCGACTTCGCACCAGTAATATAGTCGGCTTTGCTAATATACCGGTCATTTGTTTTGAGTATTTCTGACCCTCTTATCTTTGCTTCGATAAGGGACATACAATCCGCACCGCCTGTAGCAGCTGCTAGATTTATCACTGCCAAGTTTGCCGGAGCACCACCAACTAATATTTGAGAGTTTACCTGTTTAATAGTCGTGGCCCCTACATTCCCGGTTGCTCCTCCGCCTTCTCTAAAAGCAGCCTGGATGGTTGCTCCAGCCACCGGGACTTTTCCTTGAGCACCATTGCCAAGGATCATAACAACGGTATCATCCCACTTTCTCTTCCAGATGAAAACCTCATCAGTAGATACTTGCTGATAAAAGGTAACCACTGATGCCCAAATTACATCCCCACCTCCCTCATTTATAAGAAGGTATAATGTGTTATCTATTATTTTTGTTGAAACAGTTCGCATTTGTTGGAACTGTGATCCATCCGAATTGTCCATCTGTTCCGTGGTAGACTTTCCTTCAGTCGCAGCAACCAGAATATCCAAAGCCGATACATATGCACCCAACGAAACCAAATATCCTGACGGAACGTTTGAGTTAAGCTGAAGTTGGGTAGAAGTAGGCTTACTTATAATGGTCCGTTGAATAGGGGCAGTCACGTTATCCCCTATTTCAACTACTTGGCCAACCACGAATCCAGTCGAACTACAATTGATTAGATCGGTCCCTCCAGTATCTGCGGTCAATAATTCATGTTTCATTACCGCGGTAATATCGGTCTCGAAATATATTGGTGATAGATCGGAAAGGGTCTGACATTGTGTCAACGCTGGGATGGAGATATCCTGTTTCAGTGACGCAATGATAGAAAACTTCAAAGTGGCAGTCGCCGGGTTAGCAGCTGGAATATTCCAGAAGAAGAAGATTTTTTCCAGGCTCTCCCGTTTTATACAGCCAGTCCTTTCATCTCCGACGAACCCTTCCATGGCCGCCCGATCCACGTAATAGTGAAGCACGGAGATCGCTGCTGCGACTTCATCCAAGAAAGCGTTGCCCAAGTCAGACGGATTGTCATCGGTCCACTCCGGCGTAGTATAGGGTTTCCGTCGGATCATTTCATCCTTCAGGGCGTCCTCTTCCCTGCTTGTATAATCGGTAGATGGCGCTCCCATCTTTCACCTCAAAGAAGCGTAACTCTGACTTCCGCCAGCGTTGGTCTGCCAGTATCCCCTTTATAGAAAGGAAAAACCAAGTTCGCCTTGGTCATTGTATTTACAAAGTCAATAGTCATTTCTACGTAGAGCATTGATTTATCCTCAGCTACCCTGGTCTGAACGCTCGACAGAATTAACCGAGGCTCTTGCTCTATAGAATCCGTCAAAAATCTGACCGCTAATCCGGGCGCCTTTGTCAACTGTTCAAAAGAAAGTTCGAAAAGTCTTGAACCAAAACCCCGATTATATCTACGACTTTTAAGAGAAGTCATCACTAAGTGCTGGAGACATTCAATTACATGCATCTCGAACTTAGATGCTTCAGGACCATCATGAGAAATCGAGTTCCCTCCTATTCGAAAGGGAAACTTCCAACCACGACCAAGTATTTCACGATTTAATGCCATCGCCAAATTCCTTCATTAGTTTGAAGATAAATGGGGTACGTTTCTGTATCTTGTTTAAGATACTAGAAAGTCCTACCCTTTGTTCTTCCACTTCCTTGCAGTTTACTTTATCGAGCATTCCCAGGAGTTCATCCCTCCAGTCTTCGAGTAGCCGTATCTCTTCTTGATTTACGCTATGCCTTTTCGATTCCCCTATGGCCTCGATTACCGAAGAGAGTTTATCTTTTAATGCGGCTTCCCTGCTTCTAATATGTTGAAGCCTCGTTTTCAATTTCCTTAACCGATCATCTAGTTGCTTCTGCAACTTGGGCGATGACTCTTGATTCATGTCTCGAAATATCGCTACGATTTTCTCCCTTGACTCTTCGGGGAGTGATCGGAGCATTTCTTCTATTTGCATTATTCACCCTTCACTTTCTGTGTTTCATCTGTTGCCGGAACAAATATAGCAGGGGCAAGCGGTGGACCGCTCGGACTTCCCACAGTTATCGGATGAGTATGAAAATTATATTTGTTCAATCCAAATGATCCGAGTATCAATCCTTGAACAGCGGTTCTTCCAAGTTTAATCGTTGCGGCTTCGATTATCCGAAGGAGCGCTTGCTCCTCCCAGTTGTTGCCCGCCTTTATATATATATTAGCCAATATTTCAGCAACGATATCACCAGGTGACCCGGAGTCGGCCGGCGCTTCCGAGGCACCACCGGGAGCCCCTAAAAATGCACCGGACCAAATAGGCGAATCAGGATCGCCGGCTTCAAACTCGATCCATACCTTAGCCCCAACTTTTGGGGTATACCATATCCCTGGAAATGGAAAACTCGGCAATGCCCAGTCAGTAGGAAATTCAACAAAGCCGGCCTTGGGCACATATGCTTTAATTCGTCCAAGGATCTTTGAGTCATTGTTATCGAACACTGTACCGGCATATTTACCGAATAAACTCACAACGACACCTCTGCAATTACATCAGGCTGAACCGATTGCCCAGGATTCCGGTTGCTTGGGGTCTGACTTCCCGCTATACTTGGAGGTAAACGTTTCTGTAGACCCATTCTGGTTTTTACAGCAAAGAACCTGGTTATATATCCTTCTGAATCATCCCGGTAATGCATCACGCTCTTCACATAATAATATCCCGACAGATGCCCAATACCCGATATACGAACCGCTCTTCTCGCCTTTATCTTTGGGTTACCGTTAGTCTTCCCCCATCCAGAAAGTACATACAAATCCTTCTGAGCTTTCCGGTTTGCCAGGTCCTGAAGGGTCATAACATTGGTAGCCCCATCCACTGGAGAAATATACCTTGTCGGAGACGGTATGATTACTGAACTTGGGGCTCGATAGGTCGGAGAACTTCTTGTTTCCTGTTGTGTGAATGCATCGGGAACCACAATAGATCGAGCAGTCAAAACTGTACCGAGGTCTTTGTCAAGGATAGATGTTATAAATGTGTTGGCAGTACTCAGAAGAGTTTTAGTAGGCCAAAAATCAATTAGTTCATTTTCTCCCTCTCCATAGTTCAATTCAAGCCTGGTATCATCAAACTTAACTTGATGAAAATGCAGAGTCTTATCCTCAATGTATAAAATATATCCGTTTCTTTTGGCCAACTTCGCAAGAAATGTAAGGTCCGACATATCGAGTTGGTTTACTTGTGAACGTCTTTCTTGTGTGGTTTCGACTTCCGAAAGCAAAGAATATTCAGCAGCTATTTGTGTCGTTATTTCGGAGTCCGTTATATTCCTGAACGTCCTTCTGCGTTCTCCTTTTTCTTTCAATTTAATTGACTCATCAAATCCGATCAGCCGAATAGTCGGGGCATCTCTTTCTGGAAAACCATATGTAGGACGCTGAATTATAAAACGTCCCATATATTCAAACGTTCCTCCTATCCCGATCCACACGTCAAGATTTCCTCGCTCTCTAAATATATCGGTATCAGTTATTGCACTGCCTTTATTCCATAGCTCCACAATCGCCATGTCGGCCATGCAATCATCCTGTCGAATCTCGACGGAGAAGAGATGATCCTTCAAACCAAGAGCCTCAAGCTCCTGGCCATCGAGGTAAACCTTCGGCTGAAAAGTTCGCAGAGTCATACGGAACCGAAGTCAGTAAAACTTGGTATTAGAAGAATTCGTCCCTTGTCAATTTCGTCATCTGGGTAGAACATTCCGTTTATATCCGCTATGAGAAACCACCTTGTTGATATTCCACAAGAGTTATGAGAAAGAAGATCAAGAAGATCGCTTTGGTTTGTTTCGTGAATACTAACAGTCTCCTTCATATCCTTCTGAATAAACATTCTTCTATCATGTAGAAACGTAATAGTCTTTCCATCTTTGGTAACCTTGCTCGCAGTAATCTTTTTTCCATTCTCTCCACGGATGTATCTCGATCCTTCAAATATAGACATCAGAAATTCCTCCGATCCTGCCCCTTCTGTCGAGGACGAATTACCTTCCTAAAAGTCACGGACACCCTTGCCCGAATCGGACTAAACTGTGAATCTTGAATTTCCTCGACCCCCGATATCTTAGTGATTACTACTCGCTGCGCTTCGATTCCCTTTTCGATAAATATTACATTAGGAGTCCGAACAAACCTATCATCTATCAAGAACAATCCAGGATTAGAATGAGAATCAAGCCAGTTTAGTTTCCCGACGACCGAATCCTTATACCCCTGTTTCGACCCATGAAAGCCAAAGTCGGTGAAAAGAAGTTCAAGAGAAAACTCTGACTTTTTTATTCCCTTAAACTCAATTGCATCATCTCCACCAATAATATGCTTATCATTAAACTCAATGGTCTTTTCAAAGGGCCAAGTCGTAGGATTGTAGTCTAACTCAATAAAATCATCCAGATTTTGCTCATCACGAAAAACAACTTTATTGCCAATTTTATTTCTGGCATTTGTTTTTACATTACGGGGCTTCTTTTCAATCACTCCACGTTGCGAACCCACGATATCGCTTCGCAGCCCCTCAAGATCGAGTTCGTTACCAGGCATAGTTCACCTTAGTAGAAGCTTCTCAAATTCTGAAGGTCGGTAAGTTCTTTGGTTTGTCTTTGAATTTCTCTACCATCCAGGAAAATTCGATTTTCAATTACTATTGTCGTGGGCGCCCCGGCTCCGGCTCCGGCCATTGCCGGAGCACGTCCCTGGGTAATTGCCCTAAATACTTGTGCTATATCCTTAGGTGTGAGCCCGGTTGGCAGAGGTAATACCATCTCGGGTTTTCCTTCTTCTGCCAATGCCGCGACAGTAGGCTTAGTTACAATTCCTCCATGCTGGAGTCCAACTACTGAGCCGATCGCCCCAAGCAGCCAACCGGTTGGGGTTCCCTTCATGAATATATCTTTTACCAGTTTCGCGACCCGTTGAAGCGGATCGACAAGATTCGTTACCCAGCGGGTAAGGGTGGTGAATACGCCAACTAACCAACCAACTATCTTAGCCATCGGGACGAGAGTCCCCCTTACTATCGCTCTGGTAATTACTCCGAAAGTTTTCCAGAAGGATATATTTCTTCCTCCTCTACCAAATAAGGCCACTCCAAGCGCATCGAATGCTGACGATAGTTCATCAATGACAGGAACCAAAGGCGCAAATGCCGCTTCCATTTCCTGTACAATAATTTCAATTACAGCCCCATTAACAGCTGCAAAGAATGCCATGACCTCAAACATTTTAGCGAATGGAAGCATAACTACTGTCATTATTGATTTGAATAATTTACCCAGTGGTCCTATCCCTCCCATAGCCGAAAACAATCTGCCCAGCGGTGCGAATATGGAACCAATTGCTTTCTTCATTGTAAAGAATGCTTCTCGTACTCCTCCGAGGTTCTGTTTCCATGCGACGGCAAACATCTTAGCAGTAATAATAAGAGTTCCGAGTATAGGCGATATAGCGAATAAAATAAAAGCCCAAAAAGCCTGTGCCGATCCCTTTGCCTCCCAAAAGGCCCTTGCTACCTTACTTACGATTACGATAGCCAATAGGACTGCTGCGATAAGCGCTAATATCGGATTGGCGATTATTACTGCCCAAAGCCCCCTTAATGCTCCGGTCAATAGTCCAGCCCCGGCTGCTCCGGCTCGCATCGCCGTACTGCTCATTACAGTTGTTTTAGCCTGAAATAAAGTAGCCCTTATATTTCCCCATCGAAGCCCAGTACTAAGCCTTTGAAGGGCATTATTTATTGTAAGGGCAATACTATTACCGACTGTAGCTATTCGATCGGCCGTGGAAGCTGATACTGCGGCCCAAGTAACAGATGTTCTGGATGATATTCCAATGCCAAGAAGCGACTCAAGTAAAAGCCGAATCTTCATCTTGGCATTCATCAATGTAGTCTGTGTAATCCTAAATTGTTCTGCTATAATTAGTCCGAGCAATTGCAACCTGGTATATCCTTCTACTCCAAGAATCAACCTGCTAATTATCAAATACGCAGCCTTTGCCTTAGCGAGCAATCCATATTTCATATTTAAGGCAATTATAGCGCTTCCCAGCAAGAGCATGGTCCCGATCAATACCGAAAGAACGGCCCCGAGTCCTATCACCAACATAATTAATTTGGTTGTTCGTGGGAACCACGTCGTAAGAGTTATAATTAAGTTAACGAATTTCGTAAATATAGTTACGAGGGTTTTTATTGGACCAAGCAACGGAGTCCCAAATTGAGTGGCAAGGGTAGAAAGCGACCCACCCAGAAGAATCAATCTGCCTGTTAATGGTTCAAGAGTCTTCTTTCTAAATTCGGCGGCGGTTCCATTAGCTGTTTTCAACTCGAGTTCCATATGGGCGAATTTATCGGCGCCCATACCAACGACTGCGTTATAAGTATTCAAACCTCTGGCGCCGAATATCGACATTAATGCAGCCTGTCTTTCCTGCTCTGTCACACCCGCTAAACGCTTTTCAAGATCGAAAATAACCGGGGCTAAATCCCTGAAGTTTCCCCTTACATCAAAGAGGGAAACGCCAAGTTGCGCCATGGTCCGCGATGCCTGTTCCTGGGTAATCGCCCGAAGCGCTGATCGTAAAGTAGTAGCAGATACCGATGCCTCAGCACCAGTATTCCGCAAGGCGCCCAGGACGGTCACCGTATGTTCGAACTCCTGTCCGGCAGCCCTGGCATTACCCGAAACCCTGGAAAGCATGACAGTAAGGTCACGCGCCTGGATATTAGAAAGCTGTGTAGCTCGCAAGAGTTTATCAGTTACACTTGTTGCCTCCTTTACATCAAACCCAAATCCCCGAAGGGCTGCTGAAGCCGCCATTGCTGCTTCAGCCACACCAAGCTGACCTAGCGATCCTGTAGCCAGGTCAAGGACGGGAAGCAGGGCCTTAGTTGCTTCTTCCGCAGTAAAGCCAGCTGTAGCAAGTTCTTTTAATCCTTCCGTCGCCTGACGAGGAGTCCACTGAGTGCTAATCCCTGCTTCAATCGCCGCAGAAGTTAAGGTCCTTAGTTGAGAAGTAGTTGGATCAAGTATGGCGCCAACCCTCGCCATGCCCTCCTCAAACCGGGCGGCTGATTTTACGACCCCCACCAAAGCAAGGCTTACTCCTGCGCCGCCAATCAGTGCTACGGCTCCTATCCTTGTAGCAACCCCGAACCGCAACTGTGCAAGCCTTGCTTTCTCGGTCTGGATTGTAAGCGCTTGCATAGACGCTGAGGCGGCCATAGCAGGACCGCTTAAGCGGTTCGCCATGGTTAAGACCACGCCAAGTCCAAGCGCTGTACCAACTCCGAGTGCCATTTATTATCCCTTCGATTGTCTGGCGACTTCCTCGTGCCACCGAGTAGCGTATTCAATCCAGAATCGTCGCTCTTCGTCGGTCATTTCCCATATCTCCTTATACCCCCAACCTTTGAAAAGCATTCCTATTGCCCCGACCTCCTCCCACGTCTGCCAAATCGCCGCAGGCCTGCAGTCGGCAATAAAAAATCCGACGGATCTACTGCGAACTCGAATGTCCGACTACAAGTGGAACAAGCAAGAGAATTAGTGGTATCTGGTCCAGGCTGATTTTCAATGAATCGACCCAGGAACTCATCGAAAATCCCTATGTCGAGATGCTCGAAGAAATCCGCATCTACTGGCTGACCATCGAAGTCCTTACAGGCAGCGGTCACGATTGCATAGGCAGATTCGTTGATGTTTTGGATTTGCTCCCTGGAAAGTCCTTCTTCCTCGAATCCTCTTGCCAAACGAAATCGGGCGGTATGTCCTTCCGCCGAAACAGTCAGCAGCCACTCTCCTTCCTCGAACTTATAGTCCGTTTCCTCTACCGGGATAGTTTCGATTTCCGCCGGCGAAGTATGGACCTGAAGAGGAGCGCTGCAGTGTGGACAGTCGAGATTCTGGATGATCGGCGTCTGCTTTTTAGTTAACTCTCTGATCCGTAGTACACAGGCCGCCCGATCACCCGAGTACATCGAACGGATCATTAGCTTGTTCTCAGCTTTCTTGTCGTTAAACTTGAAATGACTAAACTCCAGCAATTCGACAAGAGCCGTGGTCACCACCCTTCCTGGGTTCGCGAGGATATCCGGCCTACCGATTTTCTTCCTAACCGTGCCATCTAACGGTCCCAGCAGAACCGTCCTGTAAAGTTCATTCGAGAGATCGACTGAACCTATAGGAAGTTTGAACTCCATTTTCTCATCTCTGCTGGTCATTTCCGGGACGGGAGACCCCATGCTCGGAACAATTGGATCTCTCCCGTTTTCCATGCCATTCTCCTCGGTCATCTTTCTTTCTCCTTATCAACGGTCTACCAATCTTGGTAAGTTCGTCCGACCTACAGCGGTCGGAGATCGAGAGGGTCGGGCAATCCGCCCTCATTCTGGATGACTGCCGACTCCATCCAGACGTCGGATGTTCCGGCTTCCAGGGAAGCATGCCCGAGTTTGCTCGGCCAGCACTCAAAGTAGCTCCATCCTTTCAACCGATTGTTGAAGTCGTCCATCAACTGGATTTTCAGCATCCTTCTAAACATCGCCGAAGGGTACTGACCCCGCTTCTGGACTAGCTCCACTTGAGCCCGCCACACCTGAAGATCGTTCGACCTGCTCTTGCCCCGATTCAAGGTCAGTTCGCCCGACTTCAAGATTCCAGGCAGCTTCTTGGTCATCCGGTCGGTCCCCTCCCGATATTCGACGACCTCGCTTTCCTCCTCGATTCCCTCTACCGACCGGAACCCTGCACGCCAAGATCGAATCCCAACCGCCATCACGCGAAAGCGGAAGCCAACGTAGGGGTCCAGCCTCTGACCGGCTTTCTGCCCGCTCGAAGGCAATGAAAGAACGTGTGGCATAATTTTACTCCTTATAAAACGAACCGAACTTCGCCGACTTCTACTGCTCTTCGATGGAGCGCTGCCCCCTGGAATTGGTCACCAGGAAAACCACCTTCTCGGCCGTACCTACCACGTTGAAGCCGAATTTGGTTTTGAAGATTCCGGCATCTCTCTGCGCTTGCGGATTGATTCCTTCCCCGTTATAGACGTAGTATGCCTCGTCGGGATTTCCCTCCGGAACGAAGACCCCATCCTTCCAGAGGTCATACAGGAAGGAACCGATTTGATCGAACACGTCAGAAGATAAATCCTCATTGTTCGGCTCAAAGGCAGTCCATAACGAATCCCCGATGACACTCTGCTCCACGAAAATCGTGGTTCGCATGACATGAACGAACTGTTGAGGTCTTCCTTCCTTGAGCAGAGTCCTGTCCCCGAATACCCGAATACCGTACCCAGGGAATTCGCGGATAATGTTGATTCCCCGCGGATTGAGAAGAAGCGAAGCATCATCCCAGTCGATGACCTTGTCATCCGTGGTCAACCCGACAATGCCTTTAATCCGCTCGTTCGCAGGAGCCTTGTGGGTTCCGCGATCCGCTGCCACCCTCGACCAGATTCCCATAACCCATCCTTCCGCCGAGTGATCCTGCAGTAGAATATAGCCGGTTTCCGGGTCGTAGATGGTCAACCATGGGAAATAGATCACCCCACGCATCGAGGAAAGGCTCAACGTGTAGTCCCTCCACTCGATCGCTTCCGAAACCGAATCAATCGACTGGGGCATAGCGCCCACATACATGGCATGGAGTTCGGCATCACACCAGTTGATTCCATTCTCCACTATCAATTTCGATGTCTGCCCAGGTGTGGCGATCATCGAAACCGCTTTGATGCCCTTGAACCGATGGATACCGGTCTCCGCTCCGGGTGTGGAAACTCCCATGTAGTCGGCATCGGTCGGAGTTTCCCCATCGAGTCCGTACACCATTGCCACAGCCGAAACTGGGAATGGCAAGTCGAGATAGGCTGGAGTACTGGAAGGGTTGAGGTCGACTGCCTCTATAAGTTCGCTCTTATTTCCCCTTCCCGAAAGCACGATGTTGATGTACTTGAGCGCGTTAGTGGGTTGCATCGAAAGCTGTTCGTGGTTCTCGAAATTCCCGAGTTCGTCCTCCACTTCAAGATCGAACTCAAAGGAAGTCGCCGGAGAGTTGGCAGCAATCGGAGCACCCAAGGTGATCGGAAGGAAGAAAATCGTATTCCCCGACACTGCTGTGACGAGGACCGTAATCTCGGTGGTCCCATCATTGATATAGACCAAGCTTCCGACTCTTGCCCCGATTGCATTGTTAAGAGTTATCTGGTTTGCCCCGCTGACCAGTGGAGTTGTGATCGTGGATGACAGGGCGTGGGTCGTTGCGGTCTTGACTACTGCTCCCGCAGTGTATCCATTCAAGACCTTTGACTTGAACTTGAGTTTCTTGTTGACCGTATCCACCTGCCAGACCACGAAATAGTCCGTGTTGACTCCATCATCCAGAATCACGAGATCTCCGACCTCAAAGTCTCTGACCGATGTTATCTCGACTTCCGTGGTGGCGCCTGCCGTAATCACCGCTGAAGTGATGGTGGAGATTTTCATGGTCGTGTATTTCAGGAAGTTTCCCCACCCACCCGGATTTGCTGCCGATACCTTGAACGAATGTGCGTTCTGGTCCGAGTCATCCGCCCAGGAATCCGCTACCGCTGGCCCGGAACCATTCGCCAAAGGCGTAAGTGCCAGGACGGCGACTACTCCCGTGCCATCCGATGCGGGTGCCAAGGAAACCACCACCAACTGGAGTGCCTCCAGATGCGCGTTGATGGCGGCCAGAACTTGGTTAGCGGTAGATATCACTGCTGGAACTGCATCCGTTTCCAAGGATACGTCGATATCGTACCCGTTCACAGTCTTTGTCACGGTGATCGCAAGGGGCAAGGGCCCCGACCCTGGATCGGTCAGCTTGATCTGAAGGTTATTTCCCTGGGCCCCAGGATGGATGGCAGTCCAGAGCAAGGCTGAATTGGCAGTCCCGGTGACGAGACTGGCGAAGACCTCCGGCGTCAGAACCCGAGAAATCCAAGCCGATCGTCCCTCATTCACGAAGAAACCACGAATGTGCTTCGGCCCGGCGTATCCACCGTAATAGCTTCCACACTTCCGTTCGAACTCTTCCCACGAGGTCACGAACTCAGCCTTATCGGTCCTGCCTTTTTTTGACCGAATGATAAACCCCGCGATGCTGACTGGAACTCCTTCGATGGTAGGAGGGTTATCGAACTGCTCCCGAAGATTGAGCCCAACGTGGTACTCAGGCATGATTATAACTCCAAATGAAAAATCTTCTTAGTTCAGCATTTCGGGCAGTCTCTTAATCAATGCCCACTCAGTATCCGTGAATCCGCCAGTCGTCTTCTCTTGGCGTTATTCGTCGTCTGTCTTTTTTCCTTTCTTCATGACGATCGTTTTCTTGTCCGTCTTTGAAGCGGGCGCTCGCTTCGGCGCCTCCTTTGTTTTCTCCTTGGACGAAACTTCGATCACAGAGGCGGCGGAGTAAACGACCACTCTTCTCTGTTTGCGATCCTTGGCAAAGAGTGGATCGCACTTTTCTGTCTCCGTCAACTCCCTGCTTATCTCTCCACGGCTGAGAGGAATTGAATGTCCATCGGTGAATACGATCGAGAAATCACCGTTGGTGTTGTTACGAACTTTCATAGCTCCTTCCTCCTCTATCTACAACTGTCGAAAAGGTCTCCACCAATGGAACTTCTTGATATTCGTTATCGGTCCAGTCTCGATAAACGACTGAAAAAGTATAACGTTTTACTGATAGGTTTTCCCGTGGAACGTTAGCGGAACCAAACTCCGCTTCGTCCACTATCGGGAGCCTCTCCCCAGTTCCGATGGAGACCAACACTTTGTTAGTCAAAGCTCGAATTAGTGCCCTGTTCATTTCGATAGAGAAAAGTTCCTCCGGTGTATATGAAAGAACTCGTATTGGCATCCGGTATGTAGTGGGGAATTTTCTAATTCTTGCTTTTTTCTTGGCCTTATTTTTTTCTACTTTATATCCATCATTACGAAAGTCCATATCCTCCGCGTGATCGCCAAGTTCAATGATATACTTCGGAACATCCGAAAAGCTATAGTCTGCGTCAGGAGCAATGTAAGGATATATCCTCACCCTAAGCACGACCCGGATTTCAGAGTTAATGGCCTGACTCGCAGTAAGGATTATAGTCTGTGAATATTCTTTCTCCCCGGTTTCCTTAGTTTCTACCAATGTCTTAGTGAAACTAGCGAATATATTGGTCTGTCGTCCAGGATCGGTAGTGGCGTTCCAGGCACCGACCACGCTCATTATCTCCGACTTTATATTCGGAGGGAACGTCGTCGCAGCAGCCCCGAGCACTACTCCTATTTCGGTCTGTATCTCTATTCCATTCTCTAGCCTCTCAAAAAGTGACTGGAGAACATCGACTTCTGGAATGAAGTCGAGTTCATAATGAATCGACATGCCAATGAGAAATGGTGATGCTATTCCGGATGAGTCTGGACTAAGTTGAACCTTTATTTTTACTTGCTTATAACCACCAGTTACAAATGGGAAAGAAGCAATATTGTCTTGTATGTCGAATTCTGACGACCAGTCGTTGAGGCCAGCAACCATCCAACCAGCATTCCAGTAATACCAGGTCGTACCTCCATCGTTTGATATTTGAAAATCAAGAGACCCGAGAATATTTCCTTCCGAGTCAGTTTCAAAGGCTACGTCTGCTTCAATCGACCAAAGGAAAGTAAGAGAACGTATTTCCGCATTCGGGAACTCCAGGGTTGCCGGACTCCTGAACTTACCTTCAGATCCAAAGGAGACTTCTCCAGCCTCATCGGTTGGAAGCAGTTGAGCATACCTGCCCAGTTCCAGTTTAGTCGAATCCCAGGCAAACTCAACTTTCTGGATTTCCGAAATACTTTGGTAAAGCGTAGGCATTGCTCTATTTCAAGAAGGAGTTAAACGCCGCAGCAACTGCTTGCTGATAGATAAGCGCCACTTCTTTCTTGCTTTCCTTTACAGCAGGACCTATAAACGGCCTTGGCCTTATCCTTACAACTTTCGCAAGTATGAAATCCTCTCCAAAGACCAAGTTAGGTTCGCCCGGTTTTACATCCCTACGAAGCGGAATAAATAGCGCCTTTGCTGATCTTGGAATAATAATTGTGTCTTTCGGTGGAGCGCCTATTTCCCCTCCTTCAAGAACCCTGGCAATAAGGGCCAAGGATGTTCCGCTTTCGCGATTAGTTTTTCCTGCCGGAACTCCCACCCATCCCATCATCGGAGCAAGTGGAATAAAAGTAACCGATTGCCAAAGGTCACCCCTATCCTGCAATGGTTTAGAACTCCCCTTCCGCCTTATAGTTATAGGAGAGTTCGGTGGACTCGTCACTTCACGAATCTTTTTTCTAATATTTCTAACTACCAATAACCCAGCGCGCTTAGTAGCAATAGTCCCAGCGACAACCAGCCTTTTGTTGAGGGCAGGAACCGTCAACAATCGGTTTAGTTTATCCCAGTCACCAACGCGCTGAATCATGGGTTGCTCAACAATTCCCTGGACCTGCGAAAATATATCATCATTAAGTTTGCTTTTTTCCGTAAATATCCTGCATGTTTTATTTCCGTGATTTCATACTCTACGACATCGCCCGCAACCTTAGTAAGCAAGTCACCAATTCCTGGCTTCGTAACAAGTGCATCGAATGTTGTTTTTCTTATTGTCAAACGCCCGGTAGTTATAGGAGTATTTCCGGTTTCCGTTGGGAGTTTTTCCTCTTGAATATCATAATATATTTGTGCCTTAAAATTCAAGACATCTCCGGTATCGGGACCAGACCAGGTCTTCTGTCCCCTGGGCCTTCTTGAAACTCTATCAACCGCTGGGCGATTCTCCCCTGGAACTCTGCCAGTTTTGGTCAAGAGTTTTATCTCGATGTCGACAAGATTCATTCGTAAAGGAATCATGCGAAATCCACGTGAATCTGCGGTTCGGCATAGTAGGACAATTGCCGATCAACAAAATAATCTCCGGTCAATCCCACACCCCCTCCATCTGCGTCGCCAAAGAGAGTATAAGAATACCGATCTGTTTTCTCCGACTTAATTTTCCCGGCCATGACTGCGTCGTCATAATCGTCTGTATTTATTCTTATGTTGAGTCGTTTCACTAAAAGAAGCGTCGCTCGTTCGATGAGTCTTGGTATCGCTCCAAAAGTAAGAACCCTTGTTCCTACCGGCAATTGCTGGGCATCCTTAGTTTCGATAGCATCAAATACCAACTTTTTATTTCCGACGTCGATACTGTTGACTATTACCTGTCCCAAAACTTCCCTACCCGAATCGTTCTTCTCGAATAAAACAACATCCCTTGCCTGAAAGCCGGATATACTGGTCAGGATTGCATCAATACCCCCGTTTGAAATTAACGTCGTAGTATCGGTAAGTATCCGTCTCGTCGTCCCGCTTCTAGCAGAGAAAGTATCCATCCATCCGGAGTAACAATCAAAGAGGACGTTTCCCCTTCCTCCGAAGAATTCCGAATAAAGTAATTCAAGATATCGACCATAGACTTGATAATCACTCGAATCAAAGACAGCCATGTCATTCGGACCAGATGCAAGTAGAATATCCACTTTGTCTGGAACTAAGAACGGCCTACTGGCTGAAGCGGTCGAGATTTGCGCCAAACTAAGTACCTCCAGAATCGGGACCCGATTCGGAAGATAAAGCAAGGCTGATCCCATGCCATCAAGTATTTTCTGGCTCCGCACAGGAGTGAACCATTGACCCAGAGCATCAGAGAGGTAACCAGATGCCTCAGCGATCAACAGAAGGGCATCGGGAGCAGGCAGTTCCGTTTCGGTGAACCCTTCCTGGCGGAGCCGAGTAATTGTTGTGTATCGGAACATCGCTCCCTCCTATCCTTAGTAGTCTTCGTCTTCTTCGTCGTCTTCGGTCCAGCCCTCGTTGTCTTCCTCGGGCTCTTCCTCGACTACTTTCTTCTTCTTTTTCTTGCCCGACTTTTCCCCTTTCTTCTTTTTCTTCTTGGGTCTTTCTTCCTCCTCGCCGTCGTCGTCGGGTTCCGTCAGTTCCTCCTCTTCTTCTACTTCTTCTTCCACTGCCTTTTTCTTTTTCTTTTTCTTGTCCCCGGTGAGAACTTCGGTCGATCCCGGGAAAGACGTAGGAAGAGGAGTAGGCGGTTCGGTGCCGGAATAGCTCAGTGGCGTAACCCCGGTCGACTTCGCCCCACCCAGGGGAGTCCCGCTCGCATCAGTTTCTTCGATATCGTTTTTCATCCTGAACATCTCGATATCGCAAGCCAGAGTGACCCGGGCAGGCTCCTTTTTTGAAAAGGAGTAATGGTGTCCGACCCGCCCGAAGCAAGCATAAGACGAAGCAGACTTCGGAATGAAAAAAGCCACTTGCTCTTCCTTCCCCCGCATTTCGCGATCCTGGTTCGCCATTTCCTTCCCCTTCAAATAGAAGATTCTTGCTTACCCCTTCACGAGTCCGATGGTCACTTCAGCGCCCGTACCGAGAACCGCGACCTCGCCGGCGGTTCCAAGCACAGACCCTGCATTGCCAGCATCGGCCGCCAAGTGAGTGGCGGATTTCGCAGCATGCGTCTCGTAGGCGGCTTTCCACTCTGCGACCACGGCAATGATATCCTCGTACTCGGTCGCGGTGCCTGCGACGGCGGTGGTGTCCGCATCAAGGTGATCGTCAGTGCTTGTCCCGTGCGTGTTGATCGTCGCTTTCAGGCCGTTGATAAGAGCCACGACAGTCGCCTCGGTTGTCGCCGCAGCCGTAACGTTTGCCACGCCCGCAGTCGGGTGAACTCCCAGGTGAGCGATATGGGCGTTCAAGTCCGTTTGAAATTCGTTGGTTTCCAAATACAGCGCTGTAATTTGGATACCAGCGTTTGGACTCGTGATAGTATTTGTCCCATCGGCCAGACCATGAACGGGACCCGTGGTCAGGATGATGTGCGCGTTGAACCCGGTGGTGTTCTTGATCTCGTTGATGAGCGTGACGACACTATCCCAGTCCGTGGCGTTCGCCGCAACGATTGTGTTGGTAGTGTCGGCATTGGCGTGCTCGCCTCCGGCCGTCAGAATCCGATGCGCCTCGTACATCGCCTTCAAATCATTGACGAGCAGTACAGCCTCCGCTTCCGTTGTAGCCGGGCTGGTAGCTGTGATAACGTTCGTTGCATCCGCGGCCCCGTGAACGCCACCCGCCGTAAGGATTCGATGAGCCTCGTAATCCAGCACGGCCTCGTTCAGGATTGTGAGGATGTCGGCGACGGGGTCCGTTGCCACCGGAGATCCGATAGGATTGTCCACGTCCGCCGCCATGTGAACGCCCCCGGCTCCCCGGTGGGCGTTGTACTGACCAAGCCCGGCGTCCATGGCGGCCTGGATCGCTTTCTGTCTCACGTTGATGAGATCCAAGTTCGCTTGGATCGCTTTCTGCCTCACGTTGATCGCGGTGAAGTCGTCGGCGATCTGACGCAAGGCCTCGGTGAGGGTCGGAGACGGATGGTTATCTCTCGGGGCTAAACCGGCCCCACCATCGAGGAACAACTCCTCTATGATCGTGGTCATCTTAGTCTCTCCTATTTTAAGTTCCTGTTGACTTCCTGCTACTAGCCGGATTTACGACTAGTAGGGCTGGCGCCGGACGTTGATACCCTTGACCACCTTGTCCAGCGATTCGACCTGGGTGTCGGTCTCGTTAATCACGACGGTTTCCCACCGAGCATAGTCCTTCTCGAACTCGGTGTAGATCTCCGTCTTGTCCAGGTTGCCCCACAGGAAGTTGAGGGGATTGGCGAGCCAGACGATGGCTCCGTCGTTCAACGATCCTGCCGAACCGGCATCGGTTCCGACATAGGCCGCGACGGCGATCCCCACGGTGGCCCAGCCATTGCCCGCGCCGATCGTCAGGATCGCGCCCGAGCCCTTGGTCGGATGCTCGATGTAGAGATGGCCGAAGCCATCATCCTGGACGACAGTCGTTTCCAGTCCGACAGTTGCCCTGATGAAAGCCGCCACTTCGTGAGCCGACCAGACTCCCTGTGGAACGGTGACCGTCTTGGCGCCCGCCCCGAGATTGATAACCAGGGTGTCGTTCGTTCCGGTCACGAAATTCCAGGGACCCTGCGTGGTACCCATGATATGGCCGGCCACCGCAACCGTCACTGCCACCGGTTTCCTGGAAGGCATGAGTGGAATGGTGATGATCGGAATGCCGAAAGGCGCTTCGATATTCCCCTTGAAGGCGCGCTCTCCAATCTGGTCGATGCGCTGGGAGTTCAATTCCACCCAATCCACCTGGATACTTCTCGGCATGAAAAACCGCAGACCCGGATCGTCCTGGTAGGAATCGGGCATACGTCGGATCATATTGGCGAAGAGCTGCTTGCTCACGAATCCGCCGTTTAGATCCACGATGTGCGATCCGTTGGTGAGTTTGTCGAGCCCGTCGTTGACCCGAAGCAGGTCGTTGATGGGCGTTCCTGCGCCGAGGAGCGTATCGCCGTTGATATGGAGATTCTCCAGGTCGGTTGCGATCTGCGCCAGCATCGCCTCGCTGACCTGCTGAACGATCCGTTCCTTCGAAACGTTCCTCCGAATGGCGCGTCTCGTAATGTGGAACCGGGAAGCGAGTTCCGCGGTATCCAGGGTGATCTGGTTGAAGAGCGGGGACCCGGTTTCGTTGATGATGGCGTTGTCCGCCAAACCGACCGTGATCGGTTCGCCGATATGGAGCTTGGGCACCTCGAGCCTGGGGTTTTCCATGATTTCCGTCCGGCAGAGCGGAATGAGTTTGGTGAACTTGCGGACGTACATCAGGAAGACATCACGCTGTTGCGCGTTGAGAAGTCCGCCGTTGAGGAACGAACTTCCCGTAACCGCCTTGTGGATGAAAGCGTCATTCCCGTTCATTTCATTTCTCCTTCTCATTGAAAAACCGTTGAAGAAATACTACCTACTACTAGTATGGATTGATCCTTCCTTGACTAGAAATCCTTGACGGATTCGAACATCGAGACGAAGGGATTCGATTCCTCCGTCACCTTGGAATCCACGTCCTCCGAACCATAGGTCCGTTTGTAGTCCTCCTTCTTTCCGGTGGGAGGTTTGCCGGTGTCATCGCCCGTAAGCGCCTTTTCGATAGCCTCGACGCGGCTGACGACCTTTCCGAATTCTTCCTTGGCGGCATCCTGGAACATCTTGGTCAGCTCGACTCCCCTGGTATCGAGCATTTTCTTGACCTCTTCCTTGGTTTCTCCCAGGGATTTGGTCAGTTCCGCCCTGGTCTCCTTGCTGGCGTCACTCTCGGCGTCCTTCTTGACGGGAGCGACATCGGAATCCGAGACCGGTGGGGGCGGAGGCGTAGCCGCCTTCTTCTCGAGTTCCTCGATTTTCACGCTCAACGCCTTCAGGTTGACGGTGAGATCCTCGATGGATTTCACGAGTTCTGCGTTCTCCAAGTCACGATCTCCTTTTCCGTCCGGGTCAAGGTCATTGTTCTTCTGCGCCGCCGATGGGTATTTCTGGAGGACGGATTCCAGTATCCCCATGATGGCACGAAACTCCGTGGCGATTTCCTTCGAAAGTTGGCTCCCCTCCTGTTTGTCGGTAGTCGGGTCGCCTTCTTCCCCTACACCCTGCATCTCTTCCATTTCAGAGGCAAGAGAAACAAGGCGCTCGATGGCCGGCTTAGCCATCTGGATAACGGCCTTCAGGACGGAAGAAGAAACCACAGTCTTTCCATCTGGTCCCTCCATGCCCGGTCCCTGGCCCTGACCACCCATGGCTCCCTCCTTTCGTTTAACAAGAAGAAAGGTTCTCTTTATGGCGGCACGATCCACCAGAGAGACTTCCTTCGTCTTTACGTCCTTCAAATCGAATTCATAGGACATGATTTACCTCACGATCTTCTGACTCTTGTTCCTACGCCCCCGATAGAAAACCCAGTTATTTCCCCCTTCTTTACTTCTTTCCAGACGCCGTCGTCAACAACTCTCACAGACAACAACCAGGTTCCCTTCCTGACCTCTTGTCCACAAAAGTTAAAGGCAACTGGTGCAATATAAGATTCCATAATGTTAAACTTCTTTTTAAAGTCTTTATGTTGGTAGCCAATAGTTTGTGCCTTTTCCATAAAGTAATGCGCTGCTTTAGCAATTTCTTCTTCTGAAATCATATCCCCTTGTGTATCTACTACGTTTGGCTCAAGAACTATGCCGTAAACTATTCTTTCGCCCTCATCCACTTTAATAATTGGAGTAGTGATACTTAATAACCCTTCGTCTATTGCACCGTCCTCTTGAATAGGTACCAAGTCTTCGGTTGCCTCATCAAGAATATGCTCCTGCATATCCTTTAATTCGTCTTCGTCCTCCTTTTCAATTTTGCTAATGGGCATAATAGAAGCGTGTGCGATCCCACTATCATCCATGGCAGAAATGATCTCCGAATGATAGTGATAAATTGAATCACGCGAAAGCCCGAAAAGCTGTATCGAAATATCATCCAGCTCACATATAGAATGTAAAGCCTTATGAACGCCAAGAATTTCCTTTTTTGTTTTCTTGACCGCCGGTTCAAACGTCATCGGGGTTATTTTATTATCCTTTAGCCATTTCTTAGCATCAGCTTCTTTCCAGTCTTTCGTTGGAAAACGAAGCGCCTGAACCGCCCACGCGTTGGGAGGGCCTTCTTTTATATGCCCCCATATAATGCCAATCGTCTTCGGGACCTCCAACTTGCCCCCGAAGATTTTACCGCCAGAAATCCTTCTAAAACGGTCAAACCGCTTTGGGTCCTGAAGCCTGGCAGCGTGTTCGTTTGGGAAAGGCATTACTTTATCCCTCCTCGTTATTCAAGCATTCTTTCCTGATGTTTGCTATTTTCCCTGTTTGGCGTTCTTTGCAGCGAGCTTAAGTTCTTTGTCAGTGAAGTTCAAGCGATGTTTGTGCTGGTCCTGAACGTCGGTGAATCCGAGCAC